TTGCAATGACAAATCAATTTGAACGAATTGTAGACGGTGTTGGTCTTCCTATTGTTCTTAAGCCTAAAGCTCTGGTTATTCCTCCAGCGCTTCGCTTTCTTGCAAGAGAACTACTAGGAAGCCCCGGAAAACCAGGAACTGCGACCAACGAAATTAACGCATTGCTTGGTGAAGATCTTGGCTATATGGTTGGCCATTATCTCACCTCTGACACTGCATGGTTTGCAGTTTGTGCAAAAGATATGCATCAACTTAAATTCATGTGGCGTAAAAAACCAGACATGGATTATGATGATGACTTTGACACAGATGCACTGAAGCAAAAATCTAAGATGCGTTTTGCTGCTGGTGCTTCTCATTGGCTAGGAGTTTGGGGTAGCAATGGTCCGTAAATTCTGATGGTTTGTTTACATTAGAAAGAAAGAGGTATGGCAGCTAACTCCGCATAAAAACTAAAGCCAGAGCGAAAAAAGGAGCCTTTTTTAAACCTGAAAGGAGTCTGTGATGGGTAGCTTGGATGATAAATTAGGTGGTGGTACTGGACAAGTTAATCCTGATGTAGATAATCAAGTTAATGTTACTCAAGCCGAACAACAAGCAACGCCTGCGAAAACTAGTGCTTTGAGTAAAATGAAAGCTGAGATTCATAAAGTTGAAGATGAAGTTGAAGAAGCTGTACATGGTGAAGATCCTTCGGATATTGTGTTTACTATGCAAACTAGCGATGGTAAGCATATTGTGACAGTGAAACCTCAGCAAGGTTTGAATTACAAATATTATGCTGAATGCAAGTGTGCATGGCAGGGACGATTTAAACATCTTAACGAAGCAGAAGCTGGCGCGGTAAAACATATTGAGACTAAATAAGATTCCATTTTAATTCTCTTTCTTCGCCTACCTTCGCGGGTGATACGAAGCAAATGAGAGTTAATAATGGATAGGGCAGAAGTTAGGCTTAAGGCTCCTTTTCTTCTGCCCGCCTTTTATAATATGGCTGACCCTTCATACTAAAGGAGCCTTCGCTATAATAATCTAATGCCTAATCAACCAATCGTAGTAACGACAGCTTACCGTGGTGATAGATCGTTTCATCAAGTTGAATATCATTATTGTTCTCGTTGCGGTTCCCGTGTAAAGATCTCTGAAATGGTTTGGCAGCGTGGTTTATTACTCTGTAAAAAGTGGGATTGCGTTGATTATGGTAATCATGGGAATTATCTAGTTGGTCAAAGAGAATCTAATATAGCACAAGTATTAGAAATTCCTACTCACGAATTAGAACCAAATGAAAAATTGATAACTCCGCTGGAAAGCGGAAGTAATACAGACGACGATATTATATTCTAGGAGGTTTTAATATGACTCAAAGAATCTCTACAAGTCCTGTTTGGCAGATTTTGGATGAAAATAACGTAGATGTTATTGCATCTCTTAACGTTGATGGTAGTGTAACAGTACCACAGGTAGCTGCTGGTACAGCAAATACTAATCCCGGTGTGGCAACTCCTTCTCTTATTGCTAGAGTTCTTCTAACTAGCGCACAGTTACTTGCGCTTAAGACTACGCCAATTCAGTTACTTCCTAATCCGGGAGCAAATCAAGTTATTTATGTCGAAGAGATTACTCTTCGATATTTATTCTTGACTGCGGCGTACACTCTTAATGCCGGAACATTCAAGCTCTTTCTTGGTGCTGTTGCTAATGCTAAGGCAATCTCTGCTGATCAATCAGCTATCCTAACTGCGGTTGCTAATGGTTCTGTTATTGGTATTACTGGTTTACCTGCTGGTTCAGCAGCAACACCATTGACGGATGCTCAAGCACTCGGACAAGGTGTTTTTGCTGGTAATGATGGTGCAGCTAATTACACCGTGGGTGCGGGAACTCTTGAAGTAGTTCTTACTTATGCAATCGTTAATGTCTAGCTTCGCTAGAAAAGGAGCCTTCTAAGGAGATAATCTATGGCTGATTTCACTGGAAATCCTCTTATAGTGTTATCCACTGACGTAGCAGCTTTGGCAGCTAATAGCGGCAGTGGAAATAATCCGGGAGATGTTGTTACTATTAATGGTGCTTTTTATCTTGTTGTATGGCGTGGACCGCAGAAGATTTTTCAAGTTGAATTTATGCAGTACATTGCAGACGCGGACCAAGCTACACTGTTCAGATATGATAATATTGATGGTAATTCTCCACGTCAATTTATCAATCTTAATGGTGCTTCTGATCTTCAAACCGTAAGGTCTGGAAATGCTGGTTGGGTTAATAATGGTTTGTTAGTAAAGAACAACGGGATAACAAATGGTCGGCTTAACGTATTTCACGCTTAAAGGAGCTTCGCTATGAAAAGAATCTTTCTAGCTTCGCTATTAGCTGCGCTATTATTTTGCTGCGCGAAGCACAGCGAAGCTCAGACTATTCAGTATGTTTATTCGGCAGTTACTCATAATAGTACTACTGTAAGCACTTCTTGTGGAGACTTTCTTTCTTCTTGCAATATTATTGGTACAGGAGCACAATATCATCAACTAAGCTGGAATGTTACGGGAACGCTTTCAGCGTGCTCTGTGAGAGTTGATAGTAGCGCTGATGGAGTAACATGGAACATTGGTGATATAGTTGCTGCTCAAACCTGTACAGCTAATGGCAACGCTATTTCTACAGCGCAGACCGTTAATTTTACTAGAATTAATATAACATCTATAACTCCCGTAGGGAGTGCTTCGCTTACTACTAATCTTACAGGCTATGCCAATAATCCCTCTGGAGGTGGAGGTGGAGGAACAGTTACTTCGTTTTCCGCAGGAACATTATCTCCATTATTTACAACTTCAGTTGCTACACCAACAACGACGCCAGCATTATCATTCTCGCTATCTAATGCAGCAGCAGGAACAGTTTACGGCAATAATACTGGTGGATCAGCAGCGCCAGCATATCAAACTAATATTGCATTAACTCAAGGAAGTATAGTAGCTAATACTCCAACTATTAATAGCACACAAACTTGGAATGCGGCAGGTGCAACATTTACAAATATACTCTTTAATACAACTTGTACCGCAGCAGCAATATCTTCAAAGCTTATAGATATGCAGATTGCTGGTGTTAGTGCTCTTAACTTAGTATTCGGCGCAGCTAATTGCGGAACGTCTACAACATTAAATATTGGTAAAACTGGTGCTGGTGGTATTGTTGGTTTAGTTGGTGGTACTAGTGGAACAGCAACTTGTACAGGACCAGCAGTAGCAGGAACAGTTACAAATCCAGTAACTTGTACAAATGATTTTTCTGTACCGGGGTATATATTAAATGGTGGTGCTGGTGTTGCAAATACATCAGGAATTTTTGGTGGGGCAGGATCTAATATAATTCTAACTTGGGGTAATGGTGCTGCGGGTAATACGGCTTTTACTATCGGAAATCAATTTTTAGAAATAGACCCAACGAAAATTTCTATGGGGACAGGTAATTTAATAATTTCTAATACGGCCCCAACTATTTCAGCAGGATTTGGAACTTCACCATCTATTGTTAATGCTAATTCTACGGCTTCTTTTGAAATTAACGTTGGTACTGGTGGAGCAGCGAGTACTGGAACTATAGGATTACCAATAGCAGCACATAGTTGGTATTGTAATTGTGAAGATGTAACGACAAGTTCTTCTACTGTATTTCGTTGTAAACAAACTGGTGCTGGTACAACGACGACCGCACCTATAGGTCAATTTACAGCAGCGGGAGCTGCTCAAGCTTGGACTGCATCGGACATTTTAGAAGTTAGCTGTCATGCTAATTAATACTATGAAAAAATTTCTTACATTAACATTGCTTCTTAGTAGTTGTATAGTAGCCGCTCAAACTACTTCTGTCACTGGAACAATCATGTATCCAGATGGGCAGACGTTTACTAATGGCACTGTATCTGCTGCATTTACACCTAGCAGTGGAAATATTTCTGTTTTTACTTACAAATTAAATGGTGTAGCTTTTCCATATAATGTAAATGGAACTATGAACGGTTCGGGGACTTTTACTCTTACCCTGACTGACGATCATAAAGTTACACCGTTAGGCGGACAGTGGACTTTTACAGTTTGTAGTAATGCTAATCTTCCTTGTGCAAGTTCACTTCAAGATGTATTTGGGCCTGCGATAGACCTTAGTGGGCCGATTAATGCATCCATTATTAGTGCCATTGGTAATTCATTTAACTATCCTAAGTTCTACAATGATACAGAAGCAGCACTAAACTTAGGGCCGGGTATTGCATATTATAATCTTAATACTAATAAGATTAGATTTTTCAATGGTACTATCTGGCAAGACATTTCTACCGGAGGTGGGGGTGGTGGTAATATAAATCCGGGAACTAATAATTCTCAATTCCCAACATGGAACACTGGATCATCTTTGTGGGTGCCACAAAATAAAGCTATCTATGATACTAGAGACTGGATGACTTGTGATGGGAATGGAGTTACGGGAACAGATGCTTCAGCGGGAATGAATCTTTTATTATCTACGATTGGCACAAATGAAGCAACTATTCGTTTTGTAGGTTCTACTACTCCCGGTGCGGCTTGTCGTATAGGGAATACATTTTTTAATCAGAATATTACATTAGATTTTTCCGGTGGTGGAGCTATACAGCTCATTAGTTCTAATACTGCTATAGGCGGTGGAACTTTTGTTAGTGGTACTAGCGTAGAATGCGGCTCAGGCATTACGTGTTCTTTACCTGCTTTTAGTGTTACAACAGGTAATACACTTGTCGTAGGTGAAGCCCCGTATCCGGGGTTCACTTTTAAAACTACTAAGGTAACAGATAGTTGTGGTAATTTTTATATTCACGTTTTTCAATCGCTATTCGGACAACCACGTAATCAAGGAGCTTGGGTAGCTTCTAACGTTACTGGTGGAAGTTGTACTATCACAGCAATAGCGAATGGCTCCCTTACTACGCACATGATGATAGTAGCACAAGTATCCGGAATGGGGCCAGTAACTTCGTTAGATAATAGCGCATCGAATAATAATACTGGAACCACTATGAGTAGTGGTTCGGCTACTACACTTACAGGAGCGTTTTTATTCGCCTTCGGTGGTCAACCATTTACCTTTCCTGAAACATGTACGGCTGGAGCAGGATATACGCAGCCTGCTAGTACAGCAGGACAATCTAGTCCTAATGGTTCTATTTGTATGGAATATGCTAATGCTTCTGGCGGAGGTTCTACTTCTGCTACGCAGACCATTAGTACTAATCCTTCACCGGGAACTTGGGTTTATAGTTTAGTTTCTTTAAAACCGGGAAATGCTACAGCGACCATTTGGGGCGGTATTTATGATCCAGATCAACACCAAATCTTTTATAATGCTGACAGTGCTACTGGGCATGGAGTAGTAGATTTTACTGGCTCTGGAATAACATTCGATGTAGTTCCTGAATGGTGGGGAGCTTCTACTAATGCTAGTGCAAGCACCAATACTCCTGCTATACAAGCATCTATTTGGGCAGCATTTGGTGGAGGTAAAACGCAAGCACGTACTAATGCTAGTGGGCTTTCGCAATATAACCGGCCACTTCATATTGGAAGTATTTATCAAATTAATGATGAATTAAAAATGTTTAATACCAATGGCTTTGCCATACATGGTATTAATCGTTTAGCGTCTGGATTTAATCAAACTGTTACTAATAAACGAATTATCAATGGTCAAAGTAATACTTACGGAGTTATTGATAATATAGGTTTTAGCACACAAGCTTCTCAAAATGTGGCACTTGTAGATATTGATTGGGATGGTGTTACTACTCCAGGAGACTTAAAACCACAGTTTTTAGATTTTAATCACGTTAATTTTGCTGGTAGTGGAGTAGGATTTATCGGTTTAGAAATTGCTAAATCTGGAGGTGCAGCACAAGGTTCGAATATTTATTGTAGAGATTGTGCATTCCAGTCTTTTACTGAGGCTTGTGCTCAGATTGGTACACATGCTAATTTAGCAGGCAATGCCCTTGCTATTGGTTTTAGTGGTGATATGCAAGGTTGTAACAAAAATGGCATTGCCGTTTACGGCGGCGGATATGTGTCTTTCGGAGATGGTGTTGAAGAATCTTCAATGGAGAATGGATATTCAACACAGACCGGATTTGATATGTATTGTGAGTTAACACAAGGTCCATGTTCTATGGACTATATGCGATCAGAAAGCCGTCGGCTTATATCTGGTAATGATATAGTATTACATAAGACTCGCGTTATTAATCAAGCTGCTTTCTTACCACCAGGTCAAACTTTTCCTGTCGGTTCTATAATGATAGGTTCTATAGTTGCTGGAGATGGAGCTTTTTATACAGTTACAAGTAATGCTGGTGCTGCGAATGGTATAGGAACGCCTACGGCATTATTAACTGCTAGCAGTGGTAGTTCAACTACGTTAGTAGATACTAACCAAACAGTTGCTGGTGCTGTTACTATTCTTAAATTTGGAATAACTCCTAATGAAGTAGTAACACAAGCCGTAACTGGTTCTACTGGTACAGTACTTACAGCACCTAGTTCTAGTGCTACAATTTCTGGTACTCTTACAAGCGGATCTTTTGTATTCGGAGATATTGCACAGCAAGCTGTTACAGGTGTAACTTGTACTATTGGCTCTGGAAATACTAGTGTACTTTTTAATTGTTCCAATTTTAGTGGCACTGCTGACGGTACACATGTTTGGACCGACAACACTACTCTAGCCACGTTTACTCCTAGCGGAGTACCAGCATTCTCAGCTTCTTCAATGTTAATAACTGCTGCAACAGGATCACCGGATAGTACGCATGATTGGGTTGGTGGTACAAACGGAGGACACTTCACACCTTCAGGTTTGCCTATTAATCAAGCTAACTTTACAGTAAATGGTTTTGCTGGAATGAGTCTTTCAGTTTTATCTGGTAAAAATGCAGGTTGTTATAATACTATTGCATCTAACACTGCAACTAGTATAACTCTTAATGCTAGCTGGATTACTCGTTATGATAAGTTAGGATGTCCTGGACCGGATACTAGTTCTAATTTTTTAGTAGAACCAACATGGAATCATGGAACTGTGACGAGTGGTGGTATGACTATGGTGTATTTAAATGAGAATGCCATAGACTGTGAAGTTACTTTTAATATTAAAAGTGGTTGTGTTCCTCAGCTTAGACTTGAAGATGTAATTGAAGCAGGTGGTCAAATTAGAGCAGCTTTAACTGGTTCTGTAATTGATGGATTATTAGTATCCCGTCAAGATTGGTTCGATAATACAGCAGGACAAAATCCACAAACATGTTGCGATCAACCTTTTGATTGGGATATTCGTGTATCGCAGACTATTGGACCAAATGTTGTTCCTTATCAAGGAATATTTTACCAATCATGGACTTTACCATCTCTTGGAGGAACACAATATAATGGAGCTTTACAACGTAGATTAGGAACTAAAGCGTTAGTTTGGGATATTGGTAATATAGGTACAAATAATCCTCCGGCTAATGCTTCGGCATCTTCAGTGTCTATTGGAGGTCGTTCTGATAATGGTGCTTCCAATGACGCAACTCGTAATATTTTAGAATACACTGGAATGTTTGGACGGGGAGCACCAAAACCTTCGGCTTCTAATAACTTTAATACTACAGATCAGTCCGGTACTGATTCAGATATAACCGGAGGTCCGTCTACTGGTGCTGGTATTGGTGGTGCTATAAATTGGTGGATTAGTACGCCAAGTGTATCTAGTCAAGTAGTTAACTCAGGAGCTAAGGTTGGGCGTGTTAATAATACTGGACAGATAGAATCTCTGCTTAGTACTGGCACTGCCCCTTTTAAAGCAGCGTCTACGACGCCAGTTACTAATCTTACGACAGTTCCAGTTACTTATAATGTTTCAGGAACTCAATTAGTAAACGTCCACATAATAGCAGACTCTTCGAGTTTAACATCAGGAACACCGAGTACGAAAGTAATAACGTTATCTGGTGCGGCTGTTTTCACATCGAACACTTCTTATAAGTGTGCTGTTAGTAATACAACGAATCCTGCTAACTCATTAGCAATCACTTATACTGATGGGAGTCATTTTACTGTAACTGGTCCGAATACGGTTTCTGACGGTTTTAGTTTCAACTGTGTTGGTAACTAAAAATAGAAAAGGAGCGGCCTAACTATGAAAGATAAAATTGTAAAGTCTGGAAAGAAAGTTAAGCTACCGCTTAAGAAAAAGAAAGAAAAGTAACAATCCGAAGGAGAATAAACTTTGCCTATTCAAATAAAAGAGAATGGTTATTTTGAGGCAATCTATAATGGTCCTTGGAAGGGGATCAACGTAGAAGAACCTGAAAATCAAATGGCAGATGTTTATTCTCCTAATCTTCAAAATATCATTCTTAAGAATCAAGAACTACGAACGAGACCAAGAATAACACCACAGATACTTGGAACTCCAGATAACTTTCCTATAGACGTTATTGATACGTTTATGGATAGTAATAATATCACACATACAGTAATAGTGACCCGTAAGGGTTTGTGGCAGTTAAATCCTAATTATCAAATTAATCCGCGTAATGCGTGGAACATTATAGGAACCTTCCCCGTCCAACCGGGACCGGATATTCCTGTTGCTCATCAGACATTTCTTAATAAGTTTTATTGGACTAACGGTTCTAATAATTTATGGGTTTGGGATGGAATTTCATCCGTCAATACTCCTGTTCCTTGGGTTAAAAACCAAAGGGTATTTGCGAATTTTCGTATTATAGATTCTAATGGTAATGTTCAGATAGTAGTTAAACCCGGTTTTACTGGTGGTGCTGCTCCTGTATGGTCGTTAGTTATAGGTGGCAATACAGTAGATACGGCTGGAAGTCAGCCTGCTACTTGGGTTAATAATGGTAAACCGGGACCGGCTAATGGATTCTATAGTACGGCAGTTGTAGATGCTACAAATGGCATTACTTGCGGTGCATTTTTTCTTGGTATTCTAGCGTCACGTTTATTGTTACTTTCAACGATAGAAGGTTCTGGTCAATCTGCTTTTACTCAGCGTATAAGATGGTGTCCTTCAGGACTTCCGTCTATTTGGGATACCAATGTTAACATAGGTGCAGGATTTAATGATCTTTTAGAAGTGCCAGATATTATAACTGGTTATCTTCCTATCGGAGATAAGACAGGATTCATATTTCGCTCTAACGGAATATCAGAAATGACGGCAGTCAGTGATGGTATATTACCCTTTGATTTTAATCATCTGTGGGCTTCTGATCGTGGGATTGGTAACGTATTACCGTTTAGTATTGCCGGATATGGTCCTATTGGGATGTTTATTAGCAGTGACGATATCTATAATATATCTATTGGTGGTTTTAAAAATGTAGGAGGGATGGCACGCGATCAAATTTTTACTGATCTTGCGAATGCATCTTCAACGCCGTTAAGTGCGTTTGTTCCAAGAATGGCTAATAATTATATCTATCTAACCTATATGTTAGTTATTCCATTTGGAGCAGACACTAAGATATGGGTATATTCAGTCGAAGACAGTTCTTGGGTTTCTTGGATTAAAAAGAATCTTACTGTTACTGGAAGAATGAACTTCGTTGCTATTCAGTAAACTGATATGCATATTGATAATTTCATAGCGAAGTTACACGGGAAGCGTGAGTTAACACTTCGTATTTTTGATGGTGGTGGAGATGGTGGAGGGAATCCAAATCCACCATATAAACCTCCGGTAGGAAAATCTACGATTAAAGGTTCTCCCGGATTAATAACTTCTACCGGAGGATTAGCAGGAATTTCGTTCAGCTTGCTGATGCCAGTATTTGATTCGATCTTTGAAAAAACTTATCTAGCTAGTATTGATCCAACTAATTTTAATTCTGAAGAAGCTTGCTTTTATACATTCCGTCAAGAAGATGTGATGATAAATAGAAAGGTTTCTGTTCATCT